CCGACAACGAAAAAACCGCTTAGTATTGGCGGTAAACTAATACATCCATTATATACTCACTCACAAAAATTTACTAATGATTTGGAATACCCTATTCCAATGTTCATTCATCAATTGGCTGTCGATTTTATGAAGAAAAAGTTTGGTGTGTTGGCTGATAACTCTTTGTTGACTGACTTTGAAATGATTAATGGTGGGGAAGACATGAATCCGATAGTAAGGAGTACTTCATGTGGTTTCTACCAGACGTTTTTCAAGGAAGGAAAGACTGAGCTATTTGTGGCTCTCGAGCAGGAAGAGGGGAAACCCATCTGCTATGAGTTTAGTCCGGTTGCTAGTGAGCGTCCGTTAATTGGTCGTCGCACTTTTCTCGATATACTGAGGAGTAACGATGATTTAATTATGGATGGTAAAATGCCAGTGACTATTTGGGTGGCTACCAATAAGGATGAACTGGTGTCTCATGAAAAAGCACAGATAGGAAAGACTCGCGTTTTTGTTCAACCAACATTGGACTTGTCTCTTTTGGTTAGGAGACATATGGGGAGATTTATTTCTAACTATAAAAAACGTGCTGGCTTTAATCTGTGTCATGGAATCGGACAAGACAAGGAGTGTTGTTGGGCGGCATATTGGAAAGGATTGACGGAAGTTGGTTATCAAGGATTTGATGTGGATTACTCAAACTATGATGGGTCAGTACCGCAGTGCGCAGTTGATGCGTTCACTGCAGTGTTGAACCACGCGTATTCTGATGACAGGAATGCATCGAGAACAGCATTAGTGCAGGCTATCGTGCAGTCAGTCATCATAGTAGGTGACCAGGTTGTTGAAAAACAAATTGGTAATTGTTCCGGTTCTCCGATCACTGATGTGATGAACTCCGTTACAAATTGGTATCATGTGTTGTGTGCCTATTTGATTACAAGGTCTTCTGCAGATTTACCAGTTGATTTAAATTCGTTTGATGAGGATGTGAGAGCCTTGACTTATGGAGATGATTTGATTGTGTCTGCTAAAGATTCAGTTCTCGATTGGTTCAATAGGGAGTCTTTCGCGGCGTATGCGTCGATACTTGGAATGAAAGTTACAAGTGCGGCAAAGACGGCGGGAATGATCGCATATGAACCACTCGGTCAACTGACCTTTCTGAAGTCGCCCTTCGTCAATCGAGGGTCGTATTTTGCTGCTCCTCTCCCGAAGAAAGTAATTTACAGGGAAGTAATGTGGCAAAAGAAATGCAATGTTGGTGATTTGGGTATCTTTCGACAGAAGATAGACATGGCATTGATGATGATGGCCCATCATGGTAAGGATGAGCTCAAAAAATTTACCGATGAGTTGTGCGCACTAGGTGTGGACGCACAGTTCAACTTTCAGGCATGGGAACGTGAGATGAGAGAAAAACAAGAGTATTACAGAGTCGATGGACCAGCCACGGGTGAGTCCATCGATGCGTTTTTTACACACCTTCCAGCCGATATAGATGCGTTCGACTGGGATCCGGATTTTGATTATTAATTATATTGTTTCTTTAGAGGTGTATGTGTAGTCGAAGTTGATTTCGTCCGTACTTATAGTGAAAGTCAGTACGAAACCGAATTAGGCGTAAAAGCTTTAATTCATATATCCTCCTTAAGTGGAGAGTGACTCGTAAGGGGAACTTTCCACAGTGTCTATTATTATTAAATGTTAACATTTGCAATTAGTAGTGTATTATTATCTAAATTTATTCTATTACAAAAAAAAAATAAAAGAAAAC